GATCGGCATAAAATGGCCACTTTTCAAATTATTGAGGCCAATCCAATTTATTATGTAGTTGATGTGCATTTCTCAGGTTTGGTTTTTAGGCAAACTCTTGTAAGTGTAAAAACCAACGGTAACTTAAATAGCCAATTGCAACAATACGCAGATCAATATGAATCGGATTGGCTATCGTTGCAAAATGCCGTTGTTGCTGCGTAATGGTGTGGTAAACGCTACAGCGAACTAAATCCAGGGAGCACAGGGATGGCGTTTACACACTTTTCCGGCCCGATTCGTAGCGGTACTGTGCGCGAAGGCGCACGCCGCAACACGGGGTTGGCTACGACGTACCAGATATACGACTCCGGCAACCTGACGGGGCGCGTTGTTGGCAACTACGATGTGGCTGCATTTATTCTGCCCGCCCAGTCGCAAATTCTCGACATCACGGTGGATCAGGTTACGGCGGCTACGGGCGGAACAACCACCATCTCCGCTGGAACAGCTTCCGGCGGAGCGCAGTTAATGGCCGCTGTTGCGACAACGGCTGGAGGGCGGTTCCGGGGAGTCACTACCGCTGAAACACAACAGGCCTGGCAAACGTCCACCACAACGGACACAACGGTGTATGTGCGTACAGCAGTAGCTGCGGGTACACTGACTGCGGGGCGGTACATTATCAGCGTGACGTATACCCACAGCCTTTACACTTACGCAGCGCCAGTAGTGGTCGGATCCTCTTGGATTTTGGCAGCATCTATTTGGAACGACGCGGGCTTGTGGGAAGACACTGCGACTTGGAACGGATAAACCATGACTCAGACAATTATCACAAACGGTATGAGTGGGCTCAACGCTCGCAACGCCATCAACAACGGCATGACGGAGCTGTACGGTCAAGCTAAGTATGGCGCAGGCCGTCCACTGATCGGCCACGCCGGAGACAGTATCGGAGAGATGTTCTGGGATCCAAACGTAGCCACGAGCCCCCTGTTTTGGAGTCTTAACACGCATCCAGCCGAGCTTAGGTACGACCCTCGTTTAGGCACGCTGGGCGGAACAAACATTAGCCTTAGCGGATCATCTTCCACTTCCCTGCTGTTGGCGCAACTGGGCACCCTTCAGGCGCTGGCGGTAAAGCCTGATATCTTGTTTATCCAGACGTTTCAGAACGACTTCATTAACAGTGCGGCAAGCGCTGCGAGTTTTGCCGCTAACGCCACGAGCTTCATGACCCAGGCGCTTGCAGCAGGGGTAAAGGCCTGTGTGATTACGGGACGGCCTCCCAAGACGGAATCGGGGGCTGATGTACCTCGGGCCATTACGGAGCTGAACAGAATTCTGCGTGTGTTCTGCCGCGATACACCCGGCTGCCACTACCTGGACTTCTTTCCGTTGTTGAGAGACCCGACGTTCGCCAACGACAATTTGGGCTCCCCAAACACCAACTGGCGCGGAACTAGCGGCACAGCCAACGGGTATGCAACGGACGGAACGCACCCCAGCACGCTGTCGGCGTTCGCAGTGCAGCAGCTTGTTTCAGACCTAAACGCTTCGTTTGGCATGAAGAAAATGTCTAGCCGCGCCAATGATGGGCGCATCTATGACCGCATCAACTTCCCCAATGGTAATGTTTTAGGCCCCAACGGCGCGATGGTGGGTACAGGTGGGAGTCTGAACGGTTCTGCTAATGCGGGCGTTGCGGGGCAAGCACTGGGTAGCTACCCCGAGTCCATACAGGCTTGGACGATCACGACCAACAACGGCATTGTGGTCACGCCAACTATTGTCACAGGCACGGACGGGATCCGTCGCCAGCGTTTGACGTTCTCGGGCACGACAACGGCGCAGGCCACCGTCACGTTCGGTATGAACCATTTTTACGGTTTGGCCACAGGCAACTGGAATCCAGAGGCCTTCTTTGAGTTTAACACCGTGGTGGGCATGCAAGGCTTTGAGCTTGTACCGCAGGGCGGGCAGTCGGTAGGCGGGCTTTCTACGGCAGCGGTGCTTCCTACGATCACAAGAAACATGTTTGTGCGCGGCAGGCAGGTGAACTTCTCGGGCTCCACCAGCTCGGGCTCAACGAACTTTTTCCGCATCAACTTTTACTTTGCCACCGGCACAGTAGTGTCTGGTTCGGTTGATATCAGCAGTGTTGGCTTGTTCGTGGAATAAAGTAAACTAGGAACAAGTAGGAAAACACCCCTTACTTCGACGTATAACAGGTTGGGATGACACTAAAATGGCTAAGACACCCGTATCGCTAGCTGTAGGTCGAGGAGAAAAACTCCCCGTCAGCCAAGGTGCGGGTCTCACGGCCAAAGGCCGCCAGAAATACAACGCGGCCACCGGCGCTAATCTCAAGCCCCCCGCGCCAAAACCTAAGACTCCCTCTGATAAAGCCCGAAAAGCCTCGTTCTGCGCGAGAATGAGCGGCATGCCAGGCCCGATGAAAGACGAGCAGGGTCGTCCAACACGTAAAGCGGCGAGTCTTAAGCGATGGAATTGCAAATGAGTACACATCTTGACGAAACCACCAGAAATGTGGTAGACGTTATTTCAGTTGTAACCGTTGTGGGGACTCTCGTGGATAAACTGCCTGCGGTAGCGGCCTTGTTTACGATTGTTTGGACAGGCATCCGTATTTGGGAAACCGAGACCATTCAAAAAATCGTTCGCAAGGCTCGCGCCAGTAAACGTTCGAGAAAATAAACGCCGTTATGCCATCCAGCTCTAAAAAGCAGCATAATTTCATGGCGGCAATCGCGCACAGTCCGGACTTCGCAAAGAAGGCGGGGGTGCCGATGTCAGTCGGAAAAGATTTCGTTAATGCCGATAAGGCGCAGAAAGGTACTACTATGGCTACCAAAGGAAAAATGCCCCCGTTCATGGGTAAAGAGTCCAAGGCTGAAGAAGCCAAGGAAATGAAAATGATGAAGAAAAAGCCCACCGCAAAGTACGCTCGTGGCGGCGGTATTGAGGTTAAAGGCAAGACCAAGGGTAAGATGGTCACGATGGCCAGCGGCGGCCGCTGCAAGTAATCATGCGTGCGTCCAGGGGGATGGGAGCCATTGCTCCCAGTAAGATGCCCAAAGCGAAGCAGCTCACCCGCAAAGACTCTCCCGAGTCGGTGGACTCCTACGCGCAAGGCGGTCTCTATGAGAACCTCAACGCAAAGCGCAAACGCATTGCTGCGGGTTCTGGTGAGAAGATGCGCAAGCCCGGTACTCCTGGCGCGCCCACAGCCGCTGCATTTAAGCAGTCTGCAAAAACCGCAAAAAGGTAAAGTGGCATGGCAACTTCTGGAACTGCAAGCTTCAACTTAGACTTAACAGAATTGGTTGAGGAAGCGTTCGAGCGTGCGGGTTCCGAGATGCGCAGTGGCTACGACCTCAAGACAGCGCGGCGTTCTTTGAACTTGTTGTTCGCGGATTGGTCGAATCGTGGCATCAATATGTGGACGATTGAGCAGGGCTCCCAAGTCCTGACGCCCGGTACTGCCACCTACACGCTGCCCGCTGACACGGTGGACTTGCTTGAGCACGTTGTCCGAACAGGTGCCGGTGTCGCCTCTACGCAAGCCGACTTGACGATCACGCGCATCAGCGTCTCGACCTACGCCACGATCCCGAACAAGCTGCAGCAAGCACGGCCAATTCAGATATATATCAATCGGCAAACCGCTGCGCCTACGTTCACTGTGTGGCCTACGCCTGACGCGAGTCAGACCTATACGGTGGTGTACTGGCGCCTTAGGCGCACGCAGGATGCTGGTGGTGGTGTCAACACGATGGACGTGCCGTTCAGGTTCTTGCCCGCGATGGTGGCTGGGCTGGCGTACTACCTGGCTTTGAAGGTACCCGGGGGCGCTGAGCGCTTACAGGTGCTCAAGGCTCAATACGACGAAGCCTGGGAATTGGCCAGTTCTGAAGATCGCGACAAATCGGCAGTTCGCTTTGTGCCACGGCAACAGTTCATAGGATAGTCGATGGGAAATAGGTTTTCCTCTGGCAAGAACTCGATCGCGGAGTGCGATCGGTGCGGATTCCGTTTCAAGCTCAAGCTGTTGAGGCAATTGGTTATCAAGACCAAGAACGTCAACATCCTGGTCTGCCGTTCGTGCTATGACCCAGACCATCCCCAATTGCTGCTGGGCATGTTCCCAGTAGACGACCCGCAGGGGGTCAGGAACCCTAGACCGGATAGAAGCTACACCGTCTCAGGCGTTCTCGTTAACGGGTTTATTGGTGGCGGCAGCCGGGTTTTTGAGTGGGGATGGGCTCCTGTTGGCGGCGGCAACAGCCTAATCAACGGTAATACGCCTAATTCCTTGGTTGGTCAGGGAATTGTTGGTACAGTCGCAGTAATCACTACGTGAAGGAGCCAGGCATGGCAACTAGTAAACAACCCGCCGCAAAATCCGGCGATAAGATGGCCCCCCAAAATGGTGGAGCTAAGCTCGGCGGAAATTCGGGCAAACGCGGTCTCGACATGCTCAAGATGGGCCGTGGCTTAGCAAAAGTCGCAGCGCAGAAGCGCGGAGGCTGACATGGCAACACACAGCACCCCAAAGCCAGCACCACTTGCTGTGCTGAAAAACAAGCCCGTCAAGCAAGTCCTCAAAGATATGCCCGTTAGCGTGGCCAATAATCGTAGTGACGAGTACAAACCCACCAAGACGGACGGCATTAAGATTCGTGGCTGCGGCGCAGCTACTAAAGGGACGACTGCTCGCGGCCCTATGGGTTGATAGAACATGAACTACGCTACCTTGTCTGCGACGATCAGTAGTTATTTGCAGAACTACGAAACGGACTTCCTAGCGAATATTCCTACGTTCGTTAAGCAGGCGGAACAACGCATCTACAACACGGTGCAGTTCGCCGCGCTGAGTAAAACGGCTACCCTAACCGCAACGATCGGCGATCAGTACATCGATGCGCCTGTTGATTTTTTGGCACCGTACTCGTTCGCGGTGATTGACGGGGCTGGGACGTACAGCTTTTTGCTGAACAAGGACGTCAGTTTTATGCGTGAGGCGTACCCCCGGGTAGCCGACACGGGGCTGCCAAAGTACTACTCAATCTACGGCCCACTGACGGCGGCCCCGGCGGAGTTGCAGTTCATCGTCGCCCCTACGCCTGACGCTGCCTACTCAACGGAGCTGCAGTACTTCTTCTATCCCGAGTCGATCGTCACGGCCTCCACGACATGGTTGGGGGACAACTTCGATACGGTGCTGTTGTATGGCTGCTTGGTTGAAGCGTACACGTTCCTCAAGGGTGAAGCTGAACTCGTGGCGCTGTATGACGGCAAGTACAAGGAAGCGCTGGCACTGGCCAAACGCCTGGGAGACGGCATGGAGCGTCAAGACACGTACCGTAATAACCGAATTAGACAACCGGTGAACTGAAATGGCGATCACGCAAACACTGGTTACGAGCTTCAAAAAAGAGAGCTGGCAGGCTATTCACGCGCTGGAAACAGACACCCTTAAGATCGCTTTGTACACGGGAGCGGCAGCGCTTG